CCCGCAGCACTGCTGTCAGGCGAGTTGAAAAAGCTTGTGTCGGTACAACCGCACTGCGCGAGCGCTTGGCTCGACTTCACGAGGCACGGCCTCTAACACTGAAATACTAGCGCTTCTTCTTAGTGGCAGGCTTGCGTTTCTTTTTGGGGGGCATACCACTTTCGCTAGCGGCAATCGCCATCGCCTGAGCGCGACTTGTCACCTTGCGCCCAGAGGAAGACTTGAGCTTGCCTTCTTCAAATTCACGCATTACATAAGCGAATTTAGCTTGTCGTCTGCTCGGTTTTTTCATAAAGGGTACGGCAGGGGGGGTGCTCTAGTACATGCTAAAAATCCCGGCCACGCCTAGCCTTTTCTTGCATCGCAGGCGAACAGTGTCAGAAAGACGCACATGGGATTCGCCCGTGCGCGAGCCCTGGAATCCCATCATTCATCATCTGCTGAAAGCTGTAGATACACACAATCGACTTTATTTTCAAACCTGCGACGAATGGCATCTTGAAAAAGCTAGAGAGATGCGTGCCTATGTTGTTGAGCTTAAGGATTGGATTAAAAGTCAGGAGTGAATTGCTTGTCTACCATTTAACTTTATCCGCCCAATAAGCAGCGCTCATTTTTCCCTTGGCGATATTGTCAGCATGTCTTGCCTTAAAAGAACGTTGACGAGCTTTTTCTTTTTCAGTTTTAGGCTTGCTTCCTGCACCCGAAACACCCTGCTGCCCAAAGCGAATTAACTTAACTTGGTCTCCGCTTTTCGCAAGAACAGCGTGCGACTTGGTGGGATGATTTGGTGTTCTTTTCGGCTTATTGTAGCCCTCGAAAGTTTCTCCACGATATGTGATTGACATTTTACAAAAGCAGCTATTCGTACTGTAGCAATAAAAAAGACCCCCGAAGGGGTCTCACCCGTCAACCACTCACAGGTTACATGCTCTGAAGAGCACGCCCCAGCACAGGATCAAGCTTACCCGCAATGCGAGCCTCGGAGATCAAGCGCTTTGCCTTGTCTGGGTCTTTCTGCAGAATTTCTGCGGCCTTAGTAGCATTCAAAGAATCTTTGCTGAAGGGATTATTTGAATAAGAAGGCGTAGCGGAACGATTTGTCGTCATACCCGACCCAGTTGCGCCACTTCCTGCAAAGTAAACGGAGAACTCCTCGTCTTCACGAAGGCGAGAAACAGCGTCACGAAGAGATACTGGATCATCTTCTGATCCATACACGACAGTGCTTTCGTCATCAAGAAGACGGAACTTTTCTTTGAGTAACTTGTAAAGATGCGACGGACGACGACATTCGACTTTTGACAGCTCATCAGTCACAAAACGCTCAAGCTTGTTCTCACGGCGCTTCTCGCGCTCTTGATTGCGCTCGTTTTCAAGTGACTCATTCACCTTGCGCAGGTCAGCAAGCTCCTTGCGAAGCGAAGTGAACTGGGCCTTCAAAGCCTCGTTCATCGCGTCAGAAGGGGTCTCCTGCTGCCTTGCGGGAGTCTGCTGCTCTTGTTCTACAGGGTCGCTCTCCGGCTTTCTGGCAAGCCCAGCAATGCGCTCAGCGATAGCCTCTTCGTCAAGGTCATCGGTCAGCTCGATGCCAGCAACCTTCAAAAAGCTGTCAATCGTCTTCTTCTTCCTGAGATCCTTAAGCAGTCCCTCCTTTGTCGCCTTGAGCTTGGTACTTTCGTTTTCCAGCTCGCCTGTCTTCTTTTGAAGCGCTTGGATCAATGCAAGAGCGTCTTCAAGAGTTTCTGGGGTGTGCTCGGTCACGCAAAATCATCTGTTGACTCGTTAAATAGTAGCACCATCTGCTTCGTTTACCTCAACAGAAGTCTCGCGGAGTTCAGAGTCAAGTCCCTCACTGAGCGGGGAGCTGTTATCCACAGGAACCTGCCCACGATTTACCATCTGGCCGCCACCAGCGCCAACACCGAGCTGCTGAGCGGTTTCGGTTCCGTCAAGATTCATGTCGCTAAGCAGATTCTTAACACTAAAATCGGGCAGCCCTTCAAACATTTCACCCGCTTCAAGCATACGCAAGAACATTTCAATCGTAATTGCGTTACTATCTTTGAACAAAGAGCTGAGCGCCATTACTTGCTGAGAATGCAGCTTGACAGGGATAAAGTTTTTGCTAATCATTACACGCACTTCAGGAATTGAGCGATAGGCGGACGCATAGAGCAATGCACGATTCAGTGCATCTTCAAGTCCCTGCACGAGCACGGCGAGCTGAGAATCGCTCTGAGAGCGATCCAGAAGCTTCGCAAAGCCTGACTCGGCCTGGGTTTTGCTGGTAGTCATGGCAACGGCAGCGAGGCGCTCCATAGCCGCTTCCACGCGACGCAAATTCTCCAGCGTCACCGACGCGCCCTCCATCGAAGCGCTCATCAGGTTGAATTTCGCGTCAGGATTCTGCGAGAATAAAGCACGCCCAGCACCCGCCTTAATCTCATCGTCAGGACGCACGCCCGTACCCGTAAGGATCGGCGAGGAAGTCAAGTGAATTGTTTCTGCAAGATCAGCAGATACACTCCAATGATGCAGGTTAAGACGTGCGATGTCAAAAAGAAGTGGGCGAGCGCGGAAAAATGCTTCTTTTTTGCCCCCAAGTACAGGGACGAACGGGATGAACGGAATTGAAAGATATGTAGTTTCCTCTAGAATGTATTTATCTACATTGCTTGTATTGTTGCGCTTTGTGTAGAGACGGCAACGCACCCGCTGCCCTTCAATTGCAGGTTCAACTTCGTCAGAAAGCTGAGAAACATCGTTATTTGCAAGATTCACGATGTCATATACGCGCACTGCGGGGATAACTTCTTCAAAAAATTCGTTCTCTTCGCTTTGACGACGTACTTCCGTCTTGACGCGCAAATAAGTAGGAAACGCACCAAAAATATTCTGCGCCCCGATCTGTGCGTTGAACACGTCATAGCGACACTCAAGCACCTGATCCATGCGCATCAGCACGAAGTAGGGGCGTGGGTTGATACGACGCTCCTCAGCAGCACTCAGACCTTCAGGGAGCTTGGGGTATTCGACCCAAATTGCAGAAACGCCCCCGTCAAGAGCATCTGTAAACACTTCTTTAGTGAAAGAAGCAAGCGAATGTCCCTCAAGATCGACGTCTTCAAAGAAATTGCTCCACTCTGAGGGAACGCTCTCTGGCACAGACACTCCTTTGCGAAGCGCCGTCCCGACCACGAGATCTCTTAGGTGCGAGTAATAGTTCTGAAAGCTACTTTGTGCGCGTGTTTTGCGTACTTCATAGCTCTTCTCTTCTTCTAGGTAGTCCTGGGGTAAGTATTCGCCAGATGCTTCAAAAAGATAGAACTCGGGAAGCGTACAAAAGCGAATAGGGGCGAGACGTGAAAACTGCTCTGCTTGCTCAATCGAATAAGCATCTACGCCAGATACTTCTTCAAACGCCTCTTCGTATTCAGGAAAACGCCGCTCAAAAGGCTGCGCGATCAAATTATCGGCTGTTGGGACCAGCGAGTTAGGGATGATCGTCACTGCTCTTCAGAGTCTTTTCATGCAGTGTAGCTCTTGCAAGCTCAACGCCAACGCGGGCGAGAGAAGTGAGCTGTTGCGCGTGGCATTGTTTGCCAGACTAGATAACGTAAAGCATCACCAGCGTGGGAAAGATCATGCTTACCCCCTTTTTGCGGGCGATAATTTTCATCGTAACCCCAATTTTCAAGACTCTGGAGCGTCTCTGGGCATGTCGTTGGGTTAACAAGAACACTATTTGAGTGAATATACATATTGGCGTGTGAAATAGTTTCGGCAACTGGGGGGTTGCGTCGTTCGGTAACAACTTTGATGCCGGCGCCACGAAGAATGTCGTGATCGCTCTCAGTAGCACTGGTGCTTGCATGACTGCCACTGGCGTCTGGGTAGCAAGTCACCATTCCATTCGCAAGCTGCCTGGGGAATTTGCGCTTAACGTGCTCTATCAAATCAAACGTGGTGCGACAGGTGTGCTCATCAAAGATGTGAACCGCTTGCCCCGTGGGCGATGGGCGAACAACGGCGTAGCAGGATTGACTCTTGCCCACGTTAAAGTCGGCGCCAAAAACAATAAGTTCGTTCGCTTCTGGGTAAAAGACACTCGTACAGTGCCTCTGTCGATCAAACTCATGAAAGACAGTTGCCTGCGCAAGATTAACAAATTCGCCGTTCAGATAAGCTTCAATCAGATTGGCGGGATAAGTGGCTCTCAGGTTTTCGATGAAGCCCGGATCAAGGTATGGGTTGTCTGCTGTTTTTGCTTTATACAACGCTTTTTCATCTGATGCTTCTCGAACAAACATGTTATAGAGAGCTTTATGACCCTCGGGCGTGGATGCAAAGCCCAGTTGGGGGCATTTGCCTACACGAACGCGACCCTGAAGTTTTACAATTGCTGCTTCTGCTGTTTGCGTAGAAACTGTATCAATTTCGTCAACAACCATACTTGCGGCATTAACCCCGATAATTCTATTATAATTTTCAAATGAGCGCAGAAGTATAGGGGTATCACCCCTTGATAATTTTAATGTAAAGACGGGCAGTGGGCTCGTCCGAAACTCATGCGGAATCCCATACCTATCAAGTACGCTTTGCCAAGCAGGAATTGCAACGTCACGTAAAAGTGGAATTGTGGGCTCAAGAAACAGGTGCGTAAAACCCGGACTGCGAAAGCATAAAAGTATTGATTTCGTAACTGCTGCAAAACTCTTCCCGCTACCAAATCCTCCGCATAGCGCCACCATGCGATGATCAAAGTCCGTAACGAAATCTTTTTGATGTGGAAGCAGGTCAGCGATTATTTTAATCTCACAGGAGCCATGATCGAATGTATTATTGCCACGACGCGCTATTGCACGTAATTTTGACGTATCCTCAAACAGTCCAAGCGACTGCAGCGCAGCTCGATCTGCATAACGACTACTGCGTGCTTTGGCTGGCATAACGTTCGCTCAATCCTGCAAGGTTAGCGCGTGATTACGGATTCTCCAAGGCAGCGACACGAGCTTCAAGCAATGTCAGGCGATCAGAGGGTTGCCAACGAGCATTCGCACTGTCGTACTCAAGAACATCGCCATCGCTCTTGCTACCGTTCGCCTCAACATCATGCAAGTCCTGCAGGCGGCTTCCTGTCGTCCAGCGGACAAAAATAGTGCCATTATTCTTTTTGCTTACGACAGCAGCAACTGCAAGCTTCAGATTTGGCGCTTGTGGCTCAACTTTGACAAATCCACCAGGTGTTGCAGGATCACACCATAAAATGTCGCCCTCTTCATAGAGCAGTGTGTTGATGTTTTTGATCTTGCCGAACACGGAGACATATCCATCGCTTGCGCCCTCGATAGATTGCATCGTCACACCAAAAAATACATAACCGGGTACGCTGCCATTTGCAATCATCGGGGCAACTTTCAGTCTTCCACTTGCGCCCAACGTGCCGGCGAACATGACTGCAGTGCCCTTGGGGATTTCCACGGTGTTGCTTGCATTGCGGCAAAGAACGATGGTTTCTTCGCCGAGGTAGTTGACGATGCCATCTTTCCCGAGTGCAACGGTGCCTTCATCAACGTCCCATGCCAGTTGACCCTGTGTCGGGGTGACACCAGCAGCGAGATCAAGACTCAGTGCATCAACCTCGGGTGTGCTCGTCCAGCGGGTGTGATTATCGGCGCCAGATACTTTCTCTAAAAGATCACGGGCGACACCGCCAGGGGCAACGACGCTCGCCTGCACGACGACAGATGCAGCCTGTGTAGTGGGTACGACAGTGACACCAGCAGCAGTCGTTATGGTGACAGTGGCGCGTTCAGTCGTGACAAGAACGCTTGTCATGCCGTGTAGCCCTCAGAGACGTAGATGACGCCCTCCAGCCAGTAGTTGCGCAGGCCAGCGGGGTTCTCAAGTAACACGTCCCAGTAGCACTCGTCGGGAAATGTTTCGGTCTGCGTGTCTGTTACCGCAAGCGATATAGAACCAATGCTGCGGTCCGTGTAAATGACTGCCCAATCGGCGTACTTTGTAGTGCGCTCTTTGTTCCAAACTTGGGCGTAGACAGTCCAGTTAGTGAGGTCAACGGGACTGTCGTTGCTGTCTTTGAACTGCAGTTGCAGATCGTAATCTGCTCGGCGCTGCATGTCCGGGATGTTGTACTGACCGGGCTGTACGCTCATGCCCACACCCTCACCGGGCTTTGTGGCCACACGGCATAGGCATCCCACCCGTCCGGCACTTCGCCTTGGAAGTTGATGTGCCAGCCAGGCAAGATTTCAGGCGGTGTGATCACAGTGCCGTCTTCGTCCCATTCACCACCACGTTGGATGGGACCCAGTACGTCTAGAGCGTGATGATGGGAGGCGGTGATGAACTCGCCGTCCTCATTGAGAAGATCGGCAGCTTCTAGAGCAGCCATGCCGGTGGCTTCATCGG